ATGGATGAACAACTAAAATTTTCATGGGGGCACATTATTGCATTTCTTGCTCTCATTTTTATAAGTTACATTACATTCGTTGGTGAGGTTTATAAGACTGATGGTGACTTTACGAAAGCTGCTATAACAATGGTGGTGGTAGATGTCGCTTTGGTCATTGTTTTTATAGGCTCTCAAATGGCAAAGGCTACGGCTCACAAATTCTCTAAAAGAATATGGTTGGAGCGAATAGGTATATTTACTTCTCCAATCATATTTGTAGTATGTATGGTACCATATTTCCATTTTTGGACGGTGCATAGTCATAATAAAAAGATAATCAGTAATTTTACAAATGCAATAAATGCTTCTAATCAGATGTTTACTGATTATGAAGAATATGCCAATGATCGTATTGGTAATTATCAGCATATGCTTGAAAGAGTAATTTCTAATAGGAGTATTCATCCTGAGCAATTTGCTGCTTGTGGTTTTAGTGAAGGAGACGAACAGATTCAAAAAGAGAATATGCTGAAGACCTTACATTTGCAACTTTTGTCCAACAACTATGATTCTCTGAGAACTTCGGCAAATAAATGGATTGAGTCTTCAAGTAGAGGGGCAAGTACTTGGAATGTGTTTTTGCTTGGTAATACTAAAGAAATAAAGTCTGCTATAAAAGATTGGAATCATCAGCTGTGTGTGTTCTCTGAAAAGAAATTATCCAATGAAGAGTTTCCTGGTAATGGAGTTCATCAGAATCTTGAACACTCTGGTATGAATTCTTCCAACAAGAACTCTCTTCCTGAAAATAAACTGGCTCCTGATGGAAGAAGCGAGAGAGCGATAAAGAAAAACATTAATTCTCCTTACAATAGAGTTACGGCTTTTGATGAATCGAGTCAGAGTCTTGAAAAAGTAGAAAAAGGACTTGACGACTTGACAAAATTATTTACTCAAAAGTCTTCTCCCAATATGATGGCAATTATTACTGCTGTACTTTTGTATCTAGCGTTACTGTTTCCATACGTTTTACAGGATCGTCACACTAAGAGTGTTTACAGACTTATTGGCATGGAGAAAGGATACAAAAAAGGAAATAGCGAAATTGATATAGACACCTATTATAATGGGAAATCAATATCCGAAAAGACAGATTCAAATGATGATTATGATTCATTTACTCTTTAATAATAAAAGTTATGAGTAGGAAAAAAGATATTTTGACAAATCTTAGAGAATATAGCTCAGACCAAATAGTTGAGGCTATAAATGATGGTGTTGTTACTTTGTATGAACTAAGTAAAAGTGGAAACTTAACTCCTTTGATGCGTAGGCGTATCGAGGAAAAGTTGGCTACAGGCACTCCAGATATGACAACTAAAGAATTTTCTAAACAGGAATCAATGCTGTCAGATAATGCAAAAGCTTCTGTAGATAATGTGGAAGTTACTTCTAATCAAGAAAAGAAAGAAACTGAAGATAAAATGGAAGTGGCAACTGTTCCAGAGGTCGTTATTCCTGAAGCAGTCATTGAACCAGTGGAGCAAGCATCAGATTATTCTGCAAATGCAGAGGAACAAGAACAGCCTGTGTATGATGAAGGACCTTCAAATAGGGGAATGTTTAAGCGCCCATTCTCTTTTCATGGGCGTATTAGAAGATTAGAATATGGGCTTTCGATACTTCTGGTTTACTTTTATGCTTTTATGGTTGGGGCTATTTTAGGTGTCGTAACGAATGGAAATTCTAGTGATGGTGCGATTTATGTTTTTTTGATACCAGGCTATTGGTTTATATGGGCGCAAGGCGCGAAACGATGTCATGATAGGAATAACTCTGGTTGGTATCAAATAATCCCTTTTTATGGGTTTTGGATGCTGTTCGCAGATGGTGATGAAGGTGAGAATGATTATGGAGATAATCCTAAAGGAAAATAATAACATAAAAACAATATAAAAATGCCGGATAAACAAGCAATAATAGAGAATGTCGATATGTATTCTCCTGATGAATTGGTACAATTCATTAAGGAGGGTATTGTTACATTTGATGAATTATGTAAAGAGACCGAAGGATATTTCTCTGCTTCTGCCAGACGGGAGGTAGAGAGAAAACTTGCAGGTACAGAAGAGAATGATTGGCATACGGCCAAGTCTTCTAATTCAAAGGAAGCATTGAAACATTTCCTTTCTATTTATACTGATAGCGTTCATCGAGATGAAGCTATGGAGTTGATAAATGAACTTAAAAATGTTCAAACAAAGATACAAGGAGCAACAGCTTGGGGTACTGTTGACAAAAATAATATAGATGAATTAAAAGCGTTTTGTAAAAATTATCCCAATGATGTGCATTGTAAAGAAGCGAAACAAAGAATTAATCAACTAGTTCGTGATGGTTTTATTGTTTATGATATTGAATCATTAAAAGTTCAAATTAAGACCATAGAAACGAGTAAGGAAATCAATAAAAATAGATTGATTTATGAAATGGTTGTGGGATATTTGGATGGTCATAAAATATCTCATGATGATTTCTTAAAACTTATAAAAACAGACCATAATATCTTTGGAGCAGAGATTTTAAATAGTTTTATTAATGATGGATTATTGACTTTTGATGAACTTGTGGATTTAGGCATAGATACTCGTTTCATTCGAAGTCTTGCAAGAAATAGGCATCCACAAGATTTTGAACTTCCGAATAGAAAACTTGAAAGGATAAACAAACTTTCCACAGAGGTGTATTTTTGGGGAATACCTTCTTCCGGGAAAAGTTGTGCTTTAGGGGCAATACTGAGTGTTGCAAATAATGGTCATGTGGCTAAAACAATGATGAAAGACAACGATTGTATAGGTTATGGCTATATGAATCGACTAAGTTCCCTGTTTACTACAGGGGATGTAAGTGTTGTGCCAGGTAAAACCCCTACGATAGCTACTTATGAAATGGGATTTGATTTGGAAGATAATGAGGGTAAGGTACATCCATTGACTTGCATGGATTTAGCTGGTGAATTAATGAGGTGTATGTATAGGTCTGATGCAGGTGAAAACCTCTCTGATGAAGAGTTAGAGACATTGGATATCTTGACTAATGCTCTTATAGATCCTAAAACAAGAACCAAAAACAAGAAGATACATTTCTTTGTGATGGAATATGGCGCAGAGGATAGAGAGTATGATGGGTTGAAACAAGATGTATATCTTAATGGAGCTTTGCAATATATAAAGAGGACAGGTATATTTAAGGATGATACCGTTGCAATATATATTATTATAACAAAAGTAGATAAAGCACATGCTCCTCAAGGACAACTTGGGCCTATTCTAAAAACTTATATATCAGATAATTATGGCGGTTTCTATAATGGTCTGGTAAGGATTTGTAAGGATTACGAGATAAATAATGGATATGTTGAGATAATTCCTTTCTCTTTGGGACAGGTTTGTTTTCAAGATTATTGCCTCTTCGATGAAAAGCCTGCAGCTAATATCGTCAAAAAATTATTAGTACGTACTAAAGGATTTAAAAATGATCGTATTCATAGTGGACTAAATTTTCTTAAGAAATGAAAAAGTTAGGATTTGTCATAAAGGTTGTAAGTGATGGCGTATATGAGCCTCTTATATGCAATAATGGTTCGTGGATAAAAAAAGTAATCGATCCACGACACTATTTACGTATGTTCTCAGGTCTTATTGGAACAGAAAATATTATAACTGCTATGTCTTTTAGTGAGTATGGTTGTTATATCATGCTACTTAGAGATATTCCAGGACATGCAGGTGATTGTCTTAGTGCTTGGCTATTTATACCTTCTAATATAGATATAGAAGATAGTCAAGTTATGGAGGCGTATCAATTTGCAAAAAGCGTACTGGTTCAATCCAGTGTTGCGGCAGTTAAGGATGAGGCTAATGTTTTTTTTGATAAAGAATATGAGATAAAAAAAATAAGTAGCCAATATTCTCCATCTATGGGGGAAAAATTAGGCTTGCGCTATGTAAATAGTGAAGGTGAACTTTTGGAATTACTTGGCAAGAAACGCTATCAAGAATATTATTCGCAGTTTAAAGCGATATTTATTTTGGATAGAAAATCTGAGGTTAAAGTGAATTCAGAATGTGCCTTGTCTTTTGGCGATTTGACGAAACAACCATTGGAGGAATATTGCATCTTTACGCCTCCAACAGATAGGGAACTCTCAGATATGGGGCAAGGTACTAAAGTTATATTCCGATATGGAAGGATTTTTGAATCTCCGATATCTATAAAGAAAGGAAGTCGAGTGGAACTCTTTGCTCGTCGTAATGGCTTTGAAGATATATCTTTAAAGACTATTCTAGTAGATGAGGAGGTTAAGTCGTTTCCTCATGTTGGTCAATTAAAATGGAAAAAGAATATAGATAAGACTTTCTTTGATATTCGTAATTCTGATGGGGAAAAGATTGAGGTTGAGAAGATAATGGTAGCCGGTTGTGACATAACCAATCAACCAACTTCTTTTTCAGAAGAAGAATGTCGTAATGCAAAGGTAAGGATTTCGGCTAATAGATATGAGCCCTGGGAATCTACTGTAGATTTTTTGAATCTTCAAGAAAGATTGAAGGTTACTTTGCATAGAGCAGAAGGTAAAAGGGAATATACTATAATCCTTGCAAATGGTAAGAAAGCAGATATGACCTTGAAGTCTAAGAATTTCGATGGATTGGGTGTCTCTCCTTTGGAGGGCTATTCTTTTGACGGAAGAATTCTTCAGACTAGTCTTGGATACAGAATAAAGTATTGGTTTTATGGCATTCTTACTGTGGTGGTCCTGATTTTAGGAATTGCAGGTTTTAATGAAATGGAAAATTGGTGGGATACCCATAACTTCAAATTGGGGTTGCCACCATGGGAAGAGACAATTTATCCTACAGATACTTCAGATGTAGATTCTGTGAGGTATACGGAAACTCCTGATTCTGCAGCTGTTGCTTATTTGAACAATAACGAGAAATGGAGTAAGGATAGTCTTAAGAAGTATGTCGCAACACAGAATTTATATACACAACTTATAAATTATCAATTTGAAGAATTGAAAAATATGACGATTGATAGTTGTAAGAGATGTAATGAAATTAAAACTGTTGCGGAACAAGCCTACTCTATGGCAATAGGAATGCCAGATAAATATCCCGATGATGGAACTGTCACAATCGAGAATTGGATTATAAAGGTAAGGCATGAAATTGAAAAGGTTAGCTCTAATGATAAAATTATAGATATGGCAGATGTGGAATCCCCGAAAGCACAAGGATCGTTAGCGAAAAAAGTGTCGGAAAAGCAAAATAAAAAAGCAAAAACTAATCGGGAAGGAACTGCTAAGGATAGACAAAGAAGTGAATCTGACAATAAGAAAACTACCAAAAAGACTGTTCCCAAAGTTAATGATACTTCTAAAAAAGTGGGCAATAAAGATTTTTGAAAAAAAATAAAGTTCTCAAATGAATAAGTCTATAAAAATAACATTGCTGATAGTCGCAATAATTGCGGCTGTCGGCGGTGTGATGGCATATTATAAGACGATTGTCTCGCCGCCGTCACACATGCGTTTTAATAATCAATATATTGCTGCTATAAAAAGTGATATAGCAGAAGTGGTAAACCTTTCTACAACTGATGGACTGGATTCTTCATTTGTGGCAACAACACATGAAATAAACTTCATGTGGAAGAATACATTATTGCAAAATACAGAGAGGAATGAATTGTTAGAGTCGTTTGCTGTTCAATATATCCCCAAATTTGTTGAGGACTGCAATGGAAAATTCGCAGCTACGGATTGGAGTGATATTGTTTTAAAGCAAATGTCAAAAAAGATAACTCAATTACGTTCCTTGAAAACAACTGATGGAACATATGTCGTAGGTGGGGAGGCTAATACCTCATTAGAAAAAGTTCAAAATACAATTTCTAATTATTATGCAGCCAAAGCTGCTGCATCGCATACGGGTTATACAGGATTGGCTGATGCAATAATAAAAATTGCCACTGCAAAAAAATATGCTTCAATGTCACCAATAAATAATTGTATGGCATTAGTAAACCAGTTGAATTCTGTTCCTAAGAGATTGGAACAGTCTCATTTCGCTTATTTAGTTAATCAAGTAAATCGTTTAAATAATTATTATAATTATGATCAAAGTTCTTATGATGATTTAGCTTTAAGTATATCCGAAAAATTGGATGAATACAAGAAAAATGCAAGAAAGGTGTATGGATGTATGTCTGATATTGCATCATTGGAACAAAGAGCAGGTGAGTTGTATAGTAATGCACATTTTGATTCAGAAATAAGTTCGTATGAATAAGTTTAAATATATTTTGATGGCTTTATTTGCCATTTTAACTAGTCCTGTTATGGGACAAAACTCTGATTCGATAAAATCGGAACATAGTGCCGTGCTCCCTAAAGATTCTTTGAGCACTCCAAGGCATGAAATTGATAGCTTGAAAAGTTGTATAAAGATGATGCAGATAGAAATAACGGAAAAAGAAAAACAAATTTCTTTATTAAAAGACCGGCTTATGTTTGCAGATTCTTGCTTCTTGCGAATTTCAAATGACTGCTTAAGGAAAAGATATGATCCAGTTAGAGTTAATGAAGCAATTGCAAATTTTCAGAAAATGTATTCTGATAAATTGCAAGAAACTTTTTCCCCACTAAAGTCGTTACTTGAAGGCTATAAAGATTATTATAATGAAATATCAATGACATTTAAATCAATAGAAAGCTATAAAGATATAATGAATCCATTCAAGTGTGAGACGGCTGTAAAGGAAAGCATTACACGAATCAAAAATACAAAGTATTATCATAAAGTCTATTCTTCAAATTGGACAATTATGTTCTTAAATAATGCAATAGATAATGCTTTGAGTCGTATTGGAAAGTATCATAAGGGGGACAAGAAACCTATAAAACTTATGGACTTATTAAATTAGTGAGAATGAAGACATTTTTGATATTTATTTTTGCCTCATTCGCTTGTACTGACTTGAGGGCAACTATTGTTGCTGATTCTCCTGAATATCAGAGCTTTCACTTTGATAAGAGCACAATGATTTCAAAAAAAATCAATAAGGCTAAAGTATATATAGAAAAGGAAGACTATATAGCAGCTCAGAGTCTCCTAAATGGTGTACTGAAACTTAGTCCTTCAAATACACATGCAAAGAGTTTATTAGATACATGCAAAAGAGGTGTTGTAGCGCAAAAGCAGAAAGAGAAAGAAGCCTATGAAAAGGCATGTCTTGATGGTTCTGTTGCAGCATTACAAGCATTTATCTCAAAATATCCAAAGAGTTTGTTTGTCGATGATGTAAAAGAACGCATTATAGATTATAATATTTGGGAAGAGGCAAGAACAATAAATACATCGGATTCATACCATTCGTATCTTCAAAGATCTCATACACAAATTTATAAGAAAGATGTTGAAAAGGCATTACTTGAAATTGAAGCAGAAAAGGAATGGAAGAAGTGTAAACAGATCAGTGATGAAGAGTCTTTGTCTAAATTCATTGAGAAATATCCATCTACCAAGTATGCTGATGAGGCTGCATATTGGTACAATATCGTTGTGGGAGAGAAATATTATGATAATAATCGATCTCTTGCTTTATATTATTTATCGAAAGCCAATGATTATCAGACTCTGACAGGAATTCCTGCATTACATATAAAGGATTTGAAAGACGAAAAAGAAATAAAAGAAATACTTTCGAGTAATGATATACAGAAGGTCGAGTTTTTTTTTATGACTCTTAATAATGATAATAAGTATTATAATCAGGTTTCAAATCATATTGCCAACTTAAAAGCAGGAGAATTAAATGCGTTTTCTTCGGATTATAAAATGCAAGAAGCATTGTCGTATGCAAAAGATGATGAAACTCGTACTATAGTAAAAAAATCCATACGTATAGCAAAAGCAGATAGAGTAGAGTATACAAGACTAAGGCGAATAGCTGCTAGAAAAGCATGGTGGAAAGATAGAATTAATGTCGGTTGGAATATTATGCATATAGACTATTCGAATAGTTTTTGGGGACTCGGAACCGGTGCAAAATTAAGATTTGGTAGATGGAGCGATGTTCTTAATATCACACTTGGTTTGGAATATGCTTATCATATGTATTATGATGAAAATGACGATGATTATTACGATGATGAAACAACACCAGTCGCTCATCAGATAGATATTCCTTTAGGATTACGTTTTAATTTATTTAAGATTAGTAGTAAATATAAATTCTATATGGGGTGTGATGTAACGTTTGGATATAATGTTTCTAATGGAAGTTCTGATTTTAAGGACTTGGTATGTAAGAAGAATCTTTCAACTTCTCCTATTTTGGGCATAGAATCAGACAAATTTGATTTCGGTATATATTATCGCATATATTCAAATGGAAAACCTTTCATGAGATATGTGGAATCGAAATATAATCAAAGAATTGGAGCTTTTATAACTTGGTATTTCTGATTATGCCCCGGTAGACATTCTGTAAGTTCAAAGTAAGGAAAGGAAAATATATTTAATATATTAATCTAAATAACTATATGACTATGAAAAGGAACATTTTTTTTGGTGGTTGCATGGCGATAATATCCATACTGTTCATCTTGTGTTCATGTGACAATGCAGTGAAGAAACTTATTCGCAACGGGGAACGTGAAAAGATTGTCAATGAATTACTCTTGCTGAAGAATGAGTTGCCAATGAAAGTTGATAATACGGAAGTGGAAATGACAGATATCAGTGTAGATGGCGACACGCTTGTGTTTGACTGTTCTGTGCCAAGCGAATATTGGGAAATGATACAATCTACTATTGACATGGCTAACACAGACCGGAATGTAGCACGTTTGTTGGAAAGTTTCAAAGACGGTTATGCGGACAAACTAATTGCTGGAGGCTTGGGATTCAAATATGTATATAGAAATAATAATTCCAGAAAATATCTTTTCAGCATATGTGTTTCTCCTGAACGCCTGAAAGATTTAAAAGACAGATTGGACCGTGGTGCGTTGAAACCATATAGTACGTTGGAACTGACGCAGATGGAGATTGAGAAAATGAAGTTGCCAAGTAAGATAGAAGATGGGGTGTGGCTTACCGACGCTTATGTAAAAGGCAATTCCCTGTTTTATGATATAAAGGTAAGGGGGATAAAACGAAACGTATAAAAGTGGAGTGAGAGAGAAATCGGGGAAAGCGTTGATTTACAAAGGGTTTGATGATAATGAACGAAATGAGATGGAAAAACGAAACGTTACATTCGCTTTACATTTGCTTTACGTTTGGGCTCGATTTGAACGGTGTTTGAAGGGTATTGCTTTACATCGGGGTTGAGAATGTTATGTTTTGGGCTGTCCTGACCGCTGTATGGGGCATTTCGTGGGCTTCTGGGCGCGTATGGCTGCTCATGTGGGTGCTTTATCGTCTGGACATGGAAAAGGGTGCTGGTGGGGCTTAAAACGGCTTGTTTGGGTGGTGATTGAATGAAGGAGGGTGCGGCCGCGGCCATGCCTTTTATTTTGCTTGTTTCTTGCTTTTTATGCTTGTAAATTCTTCCAAATAGTTATTATTTGGTATATTTGCAAGCGAAAAAGAATATTTTAGGAAACAGAAAGGAATGGTTATGACAAAGGTTATACATGTGCATTTGATACATGGGCGGAAGAACTACTACTTCGGCTCAATATCGGCAATTTATACGGTTTTGACAGAGGATGAGGTGGGTATAAAGAAAAGCTCGCTGCTACACGCCGGACTGGCTGATGGAGGTGTTATACTCAATAAAAAGGCTATGATCCGGCAGGGAGAGCTGATAAGAGGACCCAGGACGGAAAAAGAGAAGAAATAAGGATGACTTAAACGGCTAAAACGTTGATATAACGGCATTTGAACGGCTTGAACACTGATTTGGACAGTGGTCAAGCCGTTTTTGCGTTCTGACAGCTCCTGAGAGGGGTGAAAATGGGCGTTTTTCGGGGTTGGGTGTGCAGTTGGGTGTGCGTTTGGGTGTGCATGGAAAAACGAAATGTTCAGAGAGGGTGTGCATTTGGGTATTCACTTTTAACATGGAAAACAAGTGATTGACCCCCTATATAACTCCGAATAAATTGTGATTGATGTCATTTTCGGGCGTTTAGGGGGTGGGGATAATCCCACGTTTTGGCATGTTCTGACCTTTTGTTTAATGTCGGGAACGCCCTGTTTATCGGGGTTTTGGCTGCTTTACTACCCTATTATACCTATGTATGTGCGTGCGCGACACGGTTTGCGGTGTGGAGCGTGTGCGTGATGCGTGTGACGTGAGTATCAGACGAGGCGGACGAGTCCGACGATGATGCTCAGGCTGCGTATGTCGTCGCGTGGGAGGAGAAAAGGGTGATGAACACTGCTGTTTTCCGACACGCATAGAATGCTGTCGGCATGATCTACGCTTTCTTGTACGCGTTTGACGAGTACCCCCTGGCTCGTCTCGAGTACATAGACGGTACCCCATTGGAAGAAGCGGATGTCTGTGATTTTGCGACAAGCGAGGAGGTCGCCACTATAATATAGCGGCACCATGGAGTCACCAGACACCCGGATAAGGAAGTTTGCCCCTTTGTTCTCGAACTCCGGTATGACATAGCGCTCGCAGTCCTCCAGGCGTACCCCACCGCCACTTTCGGCAGGGAAACCGGCGACTGCATCGAGCGGTATGAGTGGTATGCCCTCGCTGCTGCCGTGTGGAGCATGGCGGGCTATCTCAACAGTGCGTTTAGAAGTCGGCGCATTATTCTTTTCTGTTTCCTGAAGCATTGCTCCCTCACCAGTGAGCAGCCATTTAGCATCAACATTGAATTGTAATACAATATTCTGTATTGCAGAAGTACCAACACTACTTCGCCCTTTGGAGATTTCTGTGACCATAGAGGCGCTAATACCTAACTTTGCGGCAAAATCACGTTTGTCGCTTACTTTTTTATCTCTTAAAAGTGTCTCGTATGCCTCTATAAAACGGGCGGAGACGTCGTTTTTTGCTTCCATAATACAGAATATTGAATTATTTAGCCCGAAAAATTTGGTAGTTAATACAGAATACTGTATCTTTGCAGCGTGTTTAAGATTAAACGCGCGGCCAAAGATAGTGAAAAAGGCCGAGAATTACAAATTTTAGCAATTAAAGAATATGAACGATAAGGAATTTGCATTGAATGCGGCGATGAACAGAATGCGCAAGAAGTTGAACCACCTGACGGGTGACATTGAAAGTTGGAAAGAGGACATGGTGAATGACTATGCAGAGTTTTTCCGCTGGCACGCCGACGATCTGTATGAAGCGATGGCCGCAAAGACGATACTGGAGCCTGTGTATGAGACGGCCAAGGGACTTGGTCTTGCGGCACTTGAGGAGTCTTTGCGTCACAATATAGAACACCTGACAGACGACCTGGTGTATGGTGATTTGGAGCGTCAGAGCACAGGCAAGATGAGCAACATGGCATACGGACTGGAGCTGAAGGCGAAACAGAAGATGATACAGTTCTTCAGTGCAGTTCAGACGGTAATAGCCGAGGGTAAGAAGATTGAAGGATAACATGGAAGTCCCAAAGGCTGCACTGGATAGTCAGCCGCCGCACTGGATAGTCGGCAGGGGCAGCCTCGGATGACGGCGGGAAAGACCGCAGGAGTGGCAGGTTTGCCATGCGCTGGATAGCCATGTGGGGTTCGACTCCCCACACTCCACGAACAAAAGTAATAACGAACTAAAAACAGAGGACAATGAAAAGAGTGATAACAGTAACCCGCTCCCAGCGGGAGTTTTTGGCAAAGGCCTTCGGCGTGACGAAGGAGATGGTGAGCTACGCATTGAACTTTCACCCGGTGAAGGGTCAGAGCGACCTGGCAAAGAAGATACGCAGCCTTGCCGTTCAGCGTGGCGGTTTTGAGCTTGTTACGGCTCCTACGAGCGAGGTGGTGCATGACGCAGACAACATGATGCGCCAACACTTCGAGAACGGCTGGATGTGGGAAGGCGACAAGAACACGGGCGTACTTGAGTTGAAGGACGAGAAAGGCGACGTGGTGGAACGCATCGAGCACGCCCTGCTGACAGACATCAAGACCGTGCAGGAGAAGGTGGAAGCCATGTGCTGCGCCACTATGTAAGGAGAGAACCGCAAGAAGGAAAACAAAGACAAAAGGAAATGGAGTACTACAACAAGATATTGTGCGTGACGTTTGCCGAGCTGACCGGTGGTGTTGAGCCGGTGATGAAGGCGAGCACCTTGCGCCAGAATGTGTGCCGCAGCAACATAGCGTGTGCACGTCGTGGCGGCGGCGAGGGGACTCAGGCACTGTATGTATGGAGCAGTATTCCGGAGAAGTACAGACGGCGGTTTGTGGCGACATACGGCGACCCAGAAGAAAAGATGCGAGAGTCTATGACGAAGGCGAGCATAAAGATAGATGCGAAGGCGCGTGAGTATTACGAAGCCTACACCTATATGGACAAGGACGGGCAGGAGCGCCACCTGACGGAGAAGATGATAGAGGAATATACCATCAACGCCTCGGTGCTTGGCGAGCTGGAGAAGATGGCTGCAAGACGCCAGGCCATCCGCAGCAGCTTGAACGCTCCGATGTCGGGTGCGTGGGACTTGATACTTGACAGTTCGGAACGTATGCGCGAGAGCTACGGCCACACGCTCCCTGGCACATTGGCGCGACTGAAGACGCGACTGAAGGCTTGGAAGGCCGATGGCTACCAGAGCGTGGTGAGCGGCAAGCTGGGCAACTCTTCGGCACTGAAGATAACCGGTGACTTTCTGAAACTGATTGTGGCTTTGAAGCGCAGCAAGGTGCCGGTGTACACAGACGCGCAGCTGTTTGAGAAGGCAAACGAGATAGCTGAGGAAAGAGGCTGGAAGCCGATAAGAAGCCTAAGCGGTATGAAGAAATGGCTGAACAGCCCGTCGGTTGAGCCTTTATGGTATGACGCTGTATATGGCGAGCAGGCAGCCCGTCAGCGTTACGGCAGAAAGCACAAGACTGCACTTCCGACACGCAGGGACACGCTATGGTATGGTGACGGCACGAAGCTGAACCTTTACTATAGGGACGAGCATGGCAAGGTGCGGACGACCCAGGTGTATGAAGTGATCGACGCAATGAGCGAGGTGCTTCTGGGCTACTGCATCAGCGACACAGAGGACTATGAGGCCCAATACCACGCCTACCGCATGGCAATCCAGAAGAGCGGACACAAGCCTTATGAGATTGTTTATGACAACCAGGGCGGCCACAAGAAGCTGGACTCGGACGGCTTTATCGGGAAGATTTGCCGCGTACACAGACCGACACAGCCCTACAACGGCGAGTCGAAGACGATAGAGAGCGTGTTCGGACGGTTTCAGGCTCAGGTGCTGCACAAGGACTGGCGCTTCACGGGTCAGAACGTGACGGCGAAGAAGGCGTCGAGCCGCCCGAACGTTGAGTTTATCGAAGCCAACAAGGACAGTCTGTACACTCTGGAGGAGCTGAAAGATGCCTATGCCGCAGCCCGTAAGGAATGGAACGAGGGTGTGCACCCTGCCACCGGCGAGCGTAGGATAGACATGTATGAGAAGAGCGTGAACGAGGAAACCCAGGAAGTGACGCTGCACGACATGGTGGACATGTTCTGGGTGTTTACGAAACGCATGGCGACGTTCACGGACCAGGGCCTGCAGGTGACGATCAAAGGCGAGAAGCGGCAGTACGAAGTATGCTCATCGCCCGGCGTACCCGACCACGAGTGGCGAAGGAAGCACACCTACGAGCGTTTCATCGTGGCTTACGACCCTTACGACTTTGCAAGCATCAGACTCTATACAAAAGGCACAGACGGCTCGCTGCGCTTTGAGCGGACGGCAGAACCCTATATACTGATACACCGCGCCCTGCAAGACCAGCAGGGGACGGACGATGCGAAGTTCATCCGCCAGGAGCAGGAAGCCAACCTTCAGGACCGCATAGAGCGGACGGTGGCCGGCCGGACGATAGCCGCCGAGCATGGCACGGACGCCGAGCAGCAGGGTCTGCACAGTCCGAAGCTGAAGGGCACGACGGCAGCCGTGCAGCGGCAGATAGACCACCGAATGGAGCGTTACTCACAGCCTCCTGAGCAGTACCAGCTGGGAAGACACACGAAATCGCTGAGCCTTGACGACTGGCTGGACGTGATGGAGGGCGGTGATGATGGCGACACGCCGAGAATACCGCTTCCGATGGAGAAGAAGATTGCATCAAAACTGTAGAATCAATAAAAACAAACGATATGAACGAAAAACAGAAAGAACAGATACGCGAGGCCCTGCGCCTCTATGTGATGAAATATCCGAGCCAAAACAAGGCAGCAGCCAGTCTGGACGGTACGAGTGCGGGCACGGTAAGCTCGGTGCTGAGCGGCAAGTGGGAGAACATCAGCGACGACATGTGGCGCAAGATAGCATCGCAGGTGGGAACCGCCACCCCTGGTGCATGGCAGATGGTAGAGACCACCGCAGCAAAGGAGATGGCCTATGCGATGACTGATGCCCAGGAGTGGAAGAACGTGACTTGGGTGGTGGGCGAAGCCGGATGCGGCAAGACCACGGCAGCGAGGCTTTACGAGCGTGAGCACAGCGGAGCCTACTATATTTTGTGCTCGGAAGACATGAAGCGCAGCGACTTTATCCGCGACATTGCGAAGAAGATAGGTCTGAGGACTGACGGCATGACGATAAGAGACATGCTTGACGCAATCATCGGTGCGCTGATACAGACGGAGAGTCCGGTGCTGCTGTTCGATGAAGCTGACAAGCTGACGGAAAGGGTGTTCCACTACTTCATAGACCTGTATAACAGGCTTGAGGACAAATGCGGCATCGTGTTTTTCTCGACCTCTTATATCAAGCGCAGGATGAAGATGGGACTGCGTTATGACAAGAAAGGCTATAACGAGATACACTCCAGGATAGGACGCAAGTTCTTCGAGCTGGAGCAGACAAGTCCGAACGACGTTTATGCGATCTGCGTGGCGAACGGACTGACCGACCGCAAGAAGATAGCTGAGGTGGTGAAGGACGCTGAGCAGTATGACTTCGACCTGCGGAGGGTGAAGAAAGGTGTACACAGAGTGAAGCAGATGGACGCTTGAACGGTGTTCAAATAACATTCAAACGATATGAAAAGAGCGATAAGCGTGAGCGAGCTGCTTTCGATGAAGAAGCAGACCTACAAGCTGAGCGACGAGTGGCGCGAGGCTTTCGGCGAGCCTGAGCGGAACGGAGTGTGGTTCGTGTGGGGTCGAAGCGGAAGCGGCAAGACGAGTTTCGTGCTGAAGCTGTGCAAGGAACTATGCCGATTCGGGAGAGTGGCTTATGACAGTCTGGAGGAAGGTTCGAGCCTGACGATGAAGAATGCCTTTATACGAGCCGGGATGCAGGACGTGGCACGCCGAATGGTGCTGTTGGATGCCGAGAGCATGGAGGACCTTGACAAGCGGCTGTCGAAAAGGAAAAGCCCCGACACGGTGGTGATAGACTCCTACCAATATACGGGCATGAGCTTTGAGGACTATCGGGCTTTCAAGGCCCGGCATCCCAACAAGCTGCTCGTCATCATCAGCCAGGCCGAGGGCACACGCCCGAAGGGGCGTACAGCGTCGAGCGTGATGTTTGATGCCTCGCTGAAGATATGGGTGGAGGGATATAGAGCCATATCGAAGGGGCGATATTTCGGTGACAAGGGATATTATACGATATGGGCAGAAAGAGCCGAGGAATACTGGAGTAAAGATATAAAACAATGAGTAAGGACATGAACGACTACCGGCAGGGTGACACGATATATATCCTGCTGAAGAAGATCCAGGCGGAGAGCGTGATGAACGAATGGCTGGAAGGTAACTGGCAATGTGACCTGACGGCACACCGCAGCCAGAAGAACAAAGGTTGTGTGGTGCTGGAAACTACCGACCTGATGTTTGCGGCACGGATTATCCAGTGGCACACTTATGAGAAAGTAACATATAAACGCGAGAAACAATGAGCAGTAAGCATCGAATGATATGGCTGACGCCACCAGTTTACGGCAGCAAGGAAGAACGTATCGAGAGCCGAGGATATACTTGTGAATACTGTCATGGTCAGGGCGGTTTCTTAGGCGACCGTAGCAGCCCGAACGACAGCGAATGGAAAATCTGCCCCGTGTGTGAGGGCAGCGGCAAGATGGATGCCGAAGTGACCATCAAGTGGAAACCCAACAAACGAGAAAATGACAAACAAAGAACCCATAAATATTGACGCAATGAAAGTTTTAGACGAGTTGAAAGCGTGGCTGAACGCAGAGCGCAAGGCCCGCAACGAGAAAAAGGCTGCGAAGAAAGCAGCAGCTTTGGTTAGAGAGAGCGAAACGATAGTTCAGGCTCGCGAGTTCAGCGGTGAGGTGTACATTTGTTTTAACAATGTGCCGTTGCTTCCTGCTGACGGCTTGACATGGGAAGTTCCGACGGCGCTTGCCGTGGCGAGGGAGGCGTGGCTGAAATGGAAAGAAAAGGAGGCGGAGCATGAACCACGTCGATAACTACGGGAAGTTCTACAAGCTGCTGAAGCTGCTTCCCGGCGCAGACAAGGAGACCTTGGTGCGTCAGTTTACCAACGAGAGAACCGAGCACCTACGGCAGATGACCCAGACGGAGTATGAGCTTATGTGCAAGGAAATGGAACGTGTGGCGGGCTACGACGAACGGCGTGCCGCTCTGCTGAAGGCGAAGCGCAAGGCGCGTAGTGGCGTGCTGCACCAGATGCAGCTGTGGGGTGTGAACACGGCAGACTGGAAAGCCGTGGACCGCTTCTGCGAGGACAAACGGATAGCGGGCAAGGCTTTCCGCTTCCTGGACAGCGTGGAACTGTCAGACCTGAACACGAAACTGCGTGCCATGAACCGCAAGAAGAAAGAAAACGAGTAATGAACCCATAAAAAGAAAAGACAATGGAAACAAAGAACGAGACAGTAGACCCCTTGAAGGGTATGACAAAGGAGCAGCGTGCCGAGCTGTTAGCACGGCTGCAGACCGAGGCCAAGAACGACCGCATGGCGAAGCGCGAGAGCTACGAGGCGCTGCGTGGGCAGTTTATGCATGACGTGCTGGGCAGAGTGGAGAACTTGGAGAGTGAGGTTTCGGGCTTCAAGAAATGGCTTGACGACGAGGTGACAGCTTTCACGAAACTCATGCGCGAGTATGGCGCTGTGAAGAACGAGAGCCAGCAGAGCTACACGATCACTGACGGGGACTTCAAACTTGAGGTGAAGTTTAACAAGGTGAAGGGCTTTGACGAGCGTGCAGACCTCGCAGCCGAGCGCCTTGTGGACTATCTGAAGCGCTACATGGAGGCGAGCGAGAAGGGTGTGGAGGACCCGATGTACCAGATGGCGATGACGCTTCTGGAGCGCAACAAGACGGGTGACCTGGACTACAAGAGCATCTCGAAGCTTTATGAGCTGGAGGACCGCTTTGACGAGGAGTATGCAGAAATCATGCGTCTGTTCAAGGAAGCCAATGTGGTTCAGGCCACGGCGACGAACTACTACTTCTCTAAGCGCAATCCGGAGAACGGCGTGTGGAGCCGCATAGAGCCGAGCTTCTGCAGGTTGTGATGATGTGCTGGGCCTTTTTGAGCCTTTCTGAGCCTTTGGAGGGCGCAAGATGAATAAAGCCACCTAAATATGAGCGATTTAGGTGGCTTTTTGCTTGCGGTTTAAGGGAAAAAGTTTATTTTTGCAGACTATGAAAAAAGGAAGGAATAAAGAGCTGATAAAGCTGAGGGACGAGGCTCTGTACCGCCGTTACTATTACTGGACGGAGGTACAGCGCCTACGTTTTGATGATGCCCTGAAGCTTCTTTCAGAACGTGAGTTCTTTATTTCGGAAGAGCGCATCATGAGCATCATCAGACGCAAGTGCAGGGAGGGTGGTACTGTAAACGTGAAGCCGTTGCCGAAGGTGAAGGTTCCTCGGCTTACTGCGAGCCAGCTGGAGCTATTCCCGACGCTGTGAGAGAAGAGCAGACTCGTCGTGGATGGTGAACGAAAAGATGTACTCATAGACCTTTATGCCACCGGGCATAGAATAGAAACGCGACTTGGTGCGTATCATCGGCGACATATATCCGAATGGGCGGAAACACTGCAATGCGGTGTAGAGGCTGTTTGCCATTTGCAAACGCTCTGCCACCTTTGACTCGGTTCCCGATCCGTAGTGCGTGTCGTCATAGCAATCGACGGCGAGACGTACAGAGAACTGCACCTGCCCCTTCTGGGCTCCCATGCCGACATTGGCCCAATCGGCTTCGAGATTGCCTATGAGGACGCACGGAAAGGTGACCGGGTAGGCATCTTCCTCAATGCCAGCCTCCAACTGACCACAGTCTTCGTCAACGAGTGAGAGACCGGTCATTTTGTTAGTGATGAGTTCGATAATGAGTTTGAACAATTCTTCCATAATGATTTTATTTTTCTGAGTTTAATATCTTGATAATTTCCTGTTTTGTGCGTTCGTGTATCATGTCCTGCAGCTCGCGGCTATCTCCGAGGAACTGTCGCTGTGGAATATGTACGGAGAGTTTCTTCTTTTTTGTGAGAGCGAGGGCACGCCACTTCTGTGCACGTGGATTTGCAGCAGCCTCGTCGGTACGCTTCTTTTTGCTTTTCTTGGAGGCGTTTCGCTTGATGCCCGCCTCGCGATAGAACATGGCCCATGCAAAGCGTCGCATCTTAGGTGTGACAGAGGGGTGGAGTGTTCCTCCCCAGTTGTGTATGGGAGCATATAGCAGATCGTTTGCCACCTTGACGCGATAGTCTGACGGCGTGTATTTTATGGACGCGAACAGATGGTTGCGTGAGGAAAGGAGCGGTCCATAGCGCGATGCTGCCGTCTTGCCTCCTGCGAGCTGCCTCCCGGTAGTTTGCCAATGGTGGATCCCACCATTGACAAAGGCACTGATACGGAAACTGTTCTGAAAGAAGTCCTTTGCCATGCGTCCTGCAATGACGGGGAGGCGCCTTCGCATAAGATGGTCGATTTGCTTGCTATGCGATTTTAGTTGTTTAGAGAAATCCTTTAGCTCCATAACATTCAGAATAAGATGTAAAACATGAGTGCTGCGATGCTGCCGCCGATGAGACGCTTGTATCGGTTAGACGCTGCGAAAAAGAGAAAAATTTGTTCATAACGCTTGTTTATTAAATTATTATTGTTATCTTTGCGGTGACTTAGAAATAAGTTATGTGTGTTTCGGCACGCATCCGGCGCCGGGGTGTTCCTTGAGAGACCCGGCTTTTTTCATATTTCATAGTGAAGCAACTCGTTTCTACCCTTTATGACACAATAGATATGCTTCAAATCCTTATCAAGCAGATTCCCGTCAAAATTCCGATAGAACTTGAAATAGTTGATGGATTTTTTCATTTTTGTCTCATCAAACAGGTTTGGATCATGGAAATACAGACAAAGAGCATCCGCTTTCTCCTCGACGTCGCTTCTGCTGTTGTATCGGCGTAACTGATCATTCTTTTTAACAAATATATTTGAGTACCATCCACGTCCAGTAACCGAGCGTATGTCCATATATTTGTCATCCATAACCATATCGAGAGCCGCTAATTGCTGTCCATTTTTCTTTTTTGTCTCATTACAGAAGATAGCTTTGTGTCCCATTGAGAACAGTTGATTTTGACATTCATTTTCCAGGTCGGAAGAAGTAAGTCCGCCAAAGAACCTTTGTGCGTGTTCGCCCTCATGAGTTATATGACCAATATGTGCGGCTTTGAGTCCACCAGTACGTTTGTCGAAAACAACATCTTTGTATTCTGGGTCGTGAAGCAAGCGTTTGTATTCAACCCTATTAGCTTTTAATTTCTCCTTATCTGGCTTATCTGATTTGCATAACGAGTCTAAACAGTTGTTGATGTACGGGCAGTTGTAGCAGTCTTTAGCCTTGTTGTTGAACAAATGGCTCAGCTTGTCCCTGAAGCCCGGTTTATAGAAACTGCATGAGCTGCATGACTTGGGGAAATACGGATGCGACTGTGCGAACACAGCCCCGTCAGTTCCTGGATTGGAATCGAGTCCTGGTTGCGGATTGCTCAGCGCGTCGTTTAGTGGCGTGGCTGTACATGGTTCGTCGGTGGATGTGAGCGAGCATTTGCAGTTCCATCGATCGCCCGGCCGGTGTTCGTTCCAGAACGGGTCGTTGATGGGTCGGACCGTGTTCCAAAAGAGCTGATGGTCGGCGCCCGGATTTGGCGATGTGGATGGCATCCATTTGAGGTTGGGCAGTACGTCTGCCTCCCGTAGGAACTGCTGCCAGTCGGCAGCCTGATGTGCGCGGACAACCGCCGTGTCGTACTCTGTTCGCAGCCATGCCCCACACTGATGCGAGGCGATGGGCATGACATCGTTTGCCCACTGATTGAACGGCTTTAAATCGCCGTTTGAATCGGTGAGAAGTCTTGCCATATCAGATTGCATACGGTGGACCTTGAAGGCAGAGAAGACCTCGTTGGAATGGCGTAGCGCCTGACGGAAGTCGTCATCCAGGTCGGGCACATCGGCTGCAGCCATGCCCTGGGCTGTAGCCTGATTGAAACTGCGTAGGATGGCACGGAACAGTTCGGGCGAAAGGTCGGTGGGAGACTGCGCCTTGCCCCGACGGTAGATGTCGTGGAGAATCTGCGCGATGAAGTCGTCTGAGAATTCCATGGACGCAGCCACATCATCGGCCTTGGCCTGGTAGAGATTGTTGACTACCACTCTAAATCCGCCCCGCCCGGTTGCGGGGCTTTTGCGAAAAAAGAGCGCAGCCAGTTTTTGAAAGACTTTTTTTGTTTGGGCGACGGTTCGGAGTTCTTTTTGTCGTCGCTGTTTTCGGGTTCGTCATCATCATCGGCAGGCAACTGCTGATTGGCAATGGAGGCAAGCGCCTCCTTTTTTTGTTGCTGTTCGGCTTTCAGTTTGTCGTAATCGGCAGGTTTTTCGACACCGAACTCCTCATAGAGATAGTCGTCGGAGACAGGCAGCTGAAAGTTGGTGCGCAGCTGCGTGAGTATGTTCATCTTTGTGGAAGGGTCGATGTCCTTCTGCTCGGGGAAACAGAACTCTCCGCCAAAGGTATTGATGCCCATGCGCTGGAATATGTCCGTCATGTCGTAATTGAGCACATCGAGGATGTATCGTCTGTCGGCCTGCGCCACTCGGTCCTCCACCTTCTTATGTACCGTGCCGAGCGCCTGCGTTCCGTTTTCTGAGGACTCGGTGGTGAGCGTGTTTCCGAGTATGAGCTTTGAAATCTCGTTGTTGCAGCGCTCGCAGAATCTCTCGTAGACATCTGCAGACCCCGTCTTGTTGCCCGCCTCAACGAGGTTTAGCGTGGTGTCCTTGCCATGCACGAAAACTGCGAGCGAGCCGGCATTGTATGCATCGTCGATGGCTCGCTGTCGTGAGTCCTCATCATCGGTCTCGTAAGTGTACTCCTGAATGGGCATGCCGAAGACCTCGGAGAACTGTGACCAGTCGCCCGTGGTGTTGCGCTTGTATATGACCCATGGTGCAGCCTTGGCGAGGAGTCCGAGGTCAGAAGGCGATCCGATGAAAAGCAGGTCGGGGTATTCGTCCCATGAGGTGCCGGTGATGTCGGTCTGGTGTCGCAGTATGAGTCGGCGCACAGGGTCGGCGTGCTTTCTTGGGATGAGGTCGTAATCGACCCACTCCCCCTGGCGATAGAACTGGCAGAGGGAAAAGCCCCACATCTTGGCATCTATAATGTCGGTGACGAGTCGTGAGAACCATGGTGACTTAATCTGCTCGTTGACCGCCTCGTCGGGCTTGCCGTCTCTCCAGAACTCGATGTCGGCACAGAGTACTGCATTGCGTCGCTTCTCGATGACGCACGAGAGGTGTGTGTCCATGAGTATGTCAGAGTAAAGGTCGTAGAGTTTGTATCGTCGCGAGAAATCGACATCCTCAGCCGCCCGGACAGCCGAAGTGAAGTCTGCGATGTCGATTCCGAAGCGCTTTGGCTGCGTGAGCACAATGACATTGGGGTGCTGCTGTCCCTGCTGGGGAATGTTTCCGCCAATGGTGATTTTGCCCTTTGGGGCTTTGCTATACTTTCGTTTTGTCATAATCAAAATTTTTAATTGTCAGTTACCAGTGATTGACCCGTTTGGGGTTGCTTTTCAAGCGGAATGGCGCATGTGCTGCACGCACCTCCTCGGGCAGGAGCGGTGCCCCCTCGATGGAGATGTCCTCTGCAGCGACCGCCTTCATCCACTCGACTGCCCGGTCGTAGCGGTCCTTGCGCAGCTGCGAAAGCTTCTGCGGGTTGTGAATACAGAAGATGTGGTATACGGCGATGTCTATGACCATCATGAGTACGAGCTGGAGTCGGTCGGACCCAGTGGCCGCGAAAATACGGTCGCAGTCGTATCGTTTGGAGAGATAGCACCTCATTTCGGCGATGGCACGATCCTCACAAATCTCGATGACCGATTCGTCGGCTCTGGTGAGCGCATCGAGAATCTCGCGGTGGATGGAGGCATCGTAGTCGGAAAGTTGTACGAATTGGCTCATATATACATTGTTTTGAATTTATAATCTTCGTTTGTTGCGTGTGCGTATGTCGGCACGTGAGCGTGTGACGGGCGGTTCTGCCCTGTGCTGAATCTCGTCGATGATGCGATTGCCGCCCTCTACGGCATCAGGACCGTCGGCCGGATAGCGTAGGGAGAGAGTGAAGAGCGTGAACTGGTCGAGGAGTTCCTTCATGTGTGGATTGTCGCGTTCCGCCTCGTTGAGTATGAGATTACCGGCACGGTTCATGGGCTCCAGATTGGCCTCGATGCGTGTTGCCTTGTCGGTTTTCTTCTCCTCGTCGCCCCTGATGTAGAGCTGTACGCCCTGCTCGCGTCGCACCTTGGCGACGAGCGGCTTAAATACCTGCTGAAAGAACGGGTCCTGAAGTTTGTTGTTCTCCATGTAGCAATAGACTGGAGCACGACCTCCGACAAATGCGAGCAGCTGCACATACCAGTCGATGAACTCGGCATTGAGCGCCTGAGCCAAAAACGTCTTTATGACGTACAGCTTGCCGGAGAGCTTGCCGAGGAGTGAGACCGTCTTGAACGACTTGCCTTTTTTGCCCTTGCCTTCGCCCGGAGCGGGGTCGCCGTAAGCCACGAGGAACTTGAACTTGGAGAGCGGCGGCACCTTTCCGAAAGCCATCTCGGAGAATATCTCGCCCTCTGAGATGGGGTTGTTGAAGTACTCGCCCTGCGCTGACTTCTTGGAAATCTTGGCGAGTACACGGTCGATGTGCTCCTCAGAGTTTTTCTCGGGCCATGTGGAGTGTCCGTCCTTGTCGCGGATATTAACGATGTCCCAATGGTCGGCCATTGCTCCTGCGCGGACGACACAGCAGTCCTTGGCGATGATGTTGCCGCAGAAGAGCACCAGTGTAGGCTCAGAGACAGAGCGCGTTGGGTAAAGCGCCTTCTCCCACCAGTCCCATCGTTTCTGTATGATGTCGGGATTGAGCGTGTCCTGGTCTGTGTCGAAGTCATCGACAATCAATACATCCGGGCGTACGGCATCCTTTCGGGAGCCACGTGGCGACTGTCCTGCACCGAGTGCCCGGAATGCCACGCCCTGCTTGGTGATGAACTCGTCCTCCGTCCATGAACCGAGCGACTGCTGCTTTCCGTAGTAGGCGATGATGCGCCCGTTGGCCTCGAGGTTGGCCCGGAACGGGTCGAGCAGGCGGACGGCATTGTCGAATGAATTGGATGTGAGTATGACATTTCGTTTAAGCCCTGTGAGTGTGAGGTACATGATGCAGAACATGGCACAAGTGGACTTGGCGAGCTCTCGGCTCCATGAGATTACCTCGAACCACTCGGGATTGGAGAGAATGCGTCGTATGGCCCTTTTCTGAAAAGGTGCGAACTCATACTGTGCGAAGTTCGGGAAAAAGAATTTTATCCATTCGAGCGGGCGTGCTTCAAGCCATGCACGGTGCTTCTGTATTTCGGCCTGTGACATGGATCGATCGACGGGCGTTGCGCGCGCGATGTTGTCCTTGAACTTTTCCCAGTTTTGTAGTGCTATACGGTCAGTCTGTTTCATACGCTGTTAGAGTTTGTCCTTGATGTAAGCGTCGAAAAGCGAGGTTAGCTCCTTTGCCTTGTCGAGGTCGGATGGTCGCATCCACTCGATGACATCAGTGAGCACAGCGATGCGGTCGGCGATGCCCACCTCTTGCTCCATGTTTCGTATTGCGGATGTGAGCTTCACGATAGTGTCAGCCTGCTTAGCATCAGGGTATCGTTGTCCCTCTGGTTTGAGCTGTATTGCGTTGTTGACTTCGGCTACTTGACGATAGAGGCTTTGTACCTGTTCACGTCGTGTGAGCGTGAGTCCGACCTTCTGTTCCTCCCATTTGCCGCCGCGGCACCAGTTTGAGACTGTGACGCGTGACACTCCCACACGGTCGGCAATCTCCTGCTGTGTGAGGTTTTCTCGGAGATAAAGCGTGCGAGCCCACTCTTTTTTCTGTGTATTGGTTAAATCTGCCATTGAAAAATCTGTTTATAATGTGAATAAATGCAGTGCAAAATTACCGTGAAAAGGAGTGAATCCGAGCGAGTGAAAAGCATGATGACAAGTTGCGGCGTTATGATGCCGGCATAACGTTTCATGATAAAACAGGGGGTATGGAATGAGGTTGGAAAGCCATTAACTTTGCAACCGCAACATGGGCAAACTGCCCGACAAAGAAGGAGACAATGAGCAAATATTTCAATATCAAGAAAGCGGCGAGCGTGAGCACCATCTACATGTATGGCGACATCGGCTACGAGGTGGCGAGCGGGCAGATAGCCGCCGAGCTGGCAGCCTGCGCCGAGGAGAGTGAGCGTATAGACATCCGCATCAACTCGAACGGCGGCGACGTGTTCAGCGGTATAGCCATCTACAACGCCATCCGCCAGAGCAATGCAGACATACGTCTTTACGTGGACGGTGTGGCGGCGAGCATGGCGAGCGTGATAGCGCTGTGCGGCAAGCCAGTGGAGATGAGCCGGTATGCGCGTCTGATGCTTCACAGCGTGAGCGGTGGCTGCTACGGCAACAAGCAAGAGATGGCGAAGTGCATCGCGGAGATAGAGAGCCTGGAGGACAGTCTGGGCGAGATGTACGCCCAACGCATGGGCATGAGCAAAGAAGAAGTGAAAACCCAATACTTTGACGGGACAGACCACTGGCTGACGGCGCAGGAGGCCCTGCAGATGGGTCTGATAGACGGCATTTATGATGCGGACCCCGTGGCTGAGGACAGCACTCCAGAGGAGATATACACAACATTCAACAACCGGCTCAGGAACGAGCCACAAAAAGCGAACGATATGACATTAGAAGAACTGAAGAAACAGGCGCAGTTTAAGGACTGCAAGAGTGATGAAGAAGTGGTGGCGAGGGCTCAGCACTATGCGACCCTTGCCGGCAAGGCACAGACCTTGGAGGACGAGAACAAAGAGCTGAAGACGAAGCTGAAGGGCTTTGAGGACAAAGCCGAGGCAGACGCAGAGGCTGAGCGCAAGGAACTGTTGGACGCAGCTGAGCAGGACGGCCGCATCAATGCTGAAAGCCGCCCGACCTTCGAGAACATTCTGAAGGGAAACATGGCCGAGGGCAAGAAGGTGCTTTCCGCACTGACCCCGAAGCGCAAGGTGATGAACGACCTGCATGTGCAGCCCGGCGTGAGTGACGGACCATGGGAGCAGCGCCAGAAGCAAATCAGGGAAGCGCGCATGAAGCGCCAGTTCCAGTAAAGGACGAGAGACAGAAGAACCATAAAAAGGAAAACAAATGGCAATAGTAGTAAAGAACACGAACTACAACGGCGAGGTGCTGGAGCGCATCCTGACCGTTGCGACCACGGGCAACGAGCTTGTGGACAAGGGACTCATCATGGTGATTCCCGGTGTGGAAAAGAAAATCAGCGTGCCACGCCTAAAGGCGGGCAAGATGCTGCAGAAGCGCAAGGAAGACCCTCAGAAGAGCGATGCCCAGGGCGACTTCAATTACAGCGAGCAGACCTTGGAGCCCCACGACTTCATAGCGTTCACGGTGTTTAACCCACGAGCTTTTGAGCAGATATGGAGAAAGTGGCAGCCTAAGGGCAACCTGGTGTTTGCGGAACTTCCTCCCGAGGCCCAGAACGCTCTTCTGGAGGCGCTGTCGAAGCAGGTGCAGTTTGAGCTTGGCAACCTGTTTGTGAACGGCGAGTATGTGAGCGGCGGCACCGACGACCAGCTGATGGACGGCATATTGACGCAAGCAGCCAAGGTAAGCGACGTAATTGTGGTGAACCCTGAGGGCCCCACCTCGATGATAGACCGCTTGTATGCTGTGCGCAACGCCATCCCCAAGGCGATGCGCGAGAACCCGAACCTGCGCATTCTGATGAGCGTTGACGACTTTGACCAGTACGACAAGGAACTGACAGAGCGCGAGCACAAGAACTCTAACGAGAGCGAGGTGAACAGCAAGCGCTTCAAGGGGATCGCCATCGAGACTGTGGCCGCCTGGCCAGACTCGCTCATCATGGCGACGCTGTGCTCGCCCGATGCGGACGGCAACTTCTTCGCTGCGGTGAACCTTCAGGACGACGAGAGCGTGATCCAGATAGACAAGCTGAGCAACCCATCGGAGCTGTACTTCTTCAAGCTGCTGATGAAGGCCGACACGAACGTTGGCTTCGGCGAGGAGATTGTGGTGATGGACTGGAGAAAGACCAAGAAGTTCAATTACGTGCCCGAGGGATAGAAACTGGGAACGGCGGAGTGCGTGGAACCGCCTCCGCCCAGGTAACAAATACAACTAAAATAAAAAAAAGATTATGGCAGAGAAAAAGACAGTGAGTGTGAAGGTCGTGGCAAAGTTTCGCGACAAGGAAGACCTGAGCGTGGTGCACGAGGCAGGTGAGGTGCTTGAATTTGAGCTGGATCGTGCCCATGACGTTGTGGAACGCGGTTTAGCAGAGTATGCTGACCCCATCGGCTAGGCTATGGCAAGGATGAAATATCTGGTGCTGCACTGCACAGCCACGCCAGAAGGCCGTGAGGTAAGCTCTAAAGAGATACGCCACTGGCACACTGACCCGGTGAAGAAGGGTGGCAGGGGCTGGAAGCAGGTGGGGTACACCGATTTGTTCCATCTGGACGGAACAGTGGAGCGCCTGGTGAAGAACAACGAGGATGCGGAGGTGGACCCCTGGGAGGTGACGAACGGTGCTGCGGGCTATAACTCGGTGAGCCGCCATGTGGTGTATGCCGGCGGTCTGGCAAAGGACGGCAAGACGGCCAAGGACACGCGCACGGCGGCACAGCTGAAGGCTATGACTGACTACGTGAGGAACTTTCATGAAAGGTTCCCACAGATCAAGATTGTGGGTCACCGTGACCTGCCAGGCGTGACTAAAGCCTGCCCGAGTTTTGACGTGAAGGCATGGTTAGAGAGCATCGGCATCAGGCAGTAAGGAGAGTGTGAAAACAGAGTAAATAACGAATAAAGAGAAAACAAGGATGGCGGACACAGTAATCATGCAAATCCTGCAGTGGGCTATACCCTCGGGCGGCATAGGTGCCGCCATCGCTTGGGTTGCGAACCGCAAGGTGAAGGAGGCCGAGACGGCGAAGAGCGTGCATGACACCTACAAGGTGATGTACGAAGACGTATCGACGCTGCTTGTTGAAACGCAGAAGAAATATGAAGAGACGACAAAGATCACTGAGAAACTGGTGGCTGAAAACAACCTCACGCGACGTGCTGTCAACCGTCTGTCGCGTGCCATTGAGGCTATTCAGCTATGTCCTCACAGGGCTGCTTGTCCTGTCAGCAGCGAGCTGCAGCTCGACGAGACAGACGGTGAGGTCGGAAAACAAAGTGTCGGCAAGCGCAGAGCGAAAGGACAGCGCAAGCGCCGCGACGAGCGTGATGAAGGCGTGGTGGACGGCGCCGGTGAAGGCGGACACGGCATTGCTGGAGATAGCGCTTGACTCCGGTCTGTGGCGACTGCCTGAAGGAGCGAGCTATGCTGCGAGCTCGGGCCGTGCGCATGTGAAGGCGAGTGTGAAGCAGAACGCGGGCGGCAAGCCTCCTACCCTGGTGATAGAGAGCGGCTGCGACAGTTTGGCGCGTCTGTGCGCGTATTATGAGGCGGAGAACGAGCGCCTGAGCGTGAAGAACGCTCATCTTCAGGACAGTGCTCAAACGGCGGTTGAAGAACGTTCGAAAGAGCGAGGGCTGTGGTGGGTGGACTGGTGTGTATTTATTGCAGGCGGAATAGTCTGCACGGTAATAACAATTTTAACAATGAAGATTTATGAACGATTTTATGTACGGCCTGGCGGTCGTTAAGGTAGGCGAAAAAACGCTTGGCTACATCGAGGAAAACAGCTTCAAGCTGAACGGTGCGAAGGGCGAGGTGACGAAGATCAACGCTGCCCAGAAGCATGGCGGCCCTGTGCTTGTGATTCCGAAGTCGAACGGCACGATAGCTCCGAGCTTTGACTTGATCCAGATGGACTACGAGAACATGGCAGCCCTGATGGGCGGTGAGGTAGTGAAGACGGGTGATTCTGCTGCTACTGGCTGGAAGGCTCCATCGAAGCTTGTTCAGATTACGAGCCCGCTGTCGATTCAGACGGACTCGTCGCACGAGGTGAAGATCAAGAAGGCTTTTGTGTCGGCTTACATTGACGGCGACCTGAACTTGGACAGTGTGTCGAAGGTGAAGGTTGAGGTTGAGGTGATGATTCCGGACGACGGTAGCGAGCCTTACAGCATTGAGGATGTGGCGGGCTAAGCGTTGATGGCTTATGAGCATGAATATTGAGAAGGATGCAGCGGAGGCACTTTTGGACGTGGGTGTCTCCGTTCCTTTTAAGGAGTTGCGTCTGCCGTGGCGCAAGGAGGCGATACGTCTGCGGTTCAGGATGGGCCGTCCGCGTCTTGGCGGTCAGATACGTATAGCTCGTCTGTTTGCGGGCATGAACGTGACTCACGCGGAGCTGGAGGCAATGACAGAGGCTGAGCGTCTGGCTTGGCTTGGGGAGCACGGTCGCACTGTGAGCCGGATTGTTGCTCTGACGATATGCAGGGGGAAGTGGAGCGGGCTGCTGCTGTCGGGCGTGGTGGCTTGGTTGCTACGCTGGTGGGTGGATGACGTTTGGCTTGAGGCTGCTTTCCGACGTTGGACGCTTCTGCTGGGTACTCGGGGTTTCGAGAGTATTATCGCATTGTCGGCGGCGACGAATCCGCTGAAGCCGACGATAGCGAGCCATTAAAGGAAGGGGAGTTAAGAACTAAGTATGAGAGTTCACATAGCCTCTTCGGTATGCTTTGGCAGGTGGCTCAGGCTACTGGCTGGAGTGTGGACTATATGCTGTGGGGTGTGAACTGGGAGACTCTGGTGCTGATGCTTGCCGATGCTCCGCGTTATGTGAAGGTGAAGGGCAAGGAAGATTCTGTGCCGTCGCGTAAAGTGAAAGGGAAGCGTACCGCTCAGGAGATCCTGGAGTGTTTTCAAACAAGACTGAAGAAATGACATGAAAGCTGTAGAAGTAGAATTATTGATGAAAGGGAACCTTAGCCAGGGCATGTTGGATGCCCAGACTAAGGCTAATTTGCTTGATGAGTCCTTGAAACGAGTCGGCATGACCATTGGCGGTGTGTTCACGGCACAGAAGGCTGTGGAATTTGTGAAAACAATGATCGATGTGCGTCAGGAAGTGGAAAACCTCAGTATCTCGTTTGAAACATTGTTAGGCGGCAAGGACAAAGCTACGCAGTTCTTCGGTGAATTGCGTGAATATGCCGTGAACACACCGCTTATGCTCAATGATCTTGCTGGAGGAGCGCAAACTATGCTTGGATTCAACATGGAGGCGGAGAAGGTCATTCCGACACTAAAGCAGATTGGTGAAATCTCCATGGGCGACCGTGACCGCTTCAACTCGCTTGTACTTGCATTTTCGCAAATGTCGGCTACGGGAAAACTGATGGGGCAAGATTTGCTCCAGATGATAAATGCCGGTTTCAATCCACTCGCTATCATATCGGAAAAAACTGGCAAAAGCATAGGACAACTCAAAGACGAAATGTCCGCTGGTGCTATCAGCTCTGAAATGGTGGCGCAAGCATTTGCAGACGCAACCGCAGAGGGTGGCAAGTTTCATGGCATGCTGGATAAGCAAAGCAAAGGTTTGAAGGGACAAATCTCTAATTTGGAAGGTGCTATTGACGACATGTTCAATGCCATGGGCGAAAAGAGTGAGGGTATTTTAACGGGCAGCGTTGAAGTGGCTTCAGAACTTGTAAAGAACTATGAAGCGGTAGGAAAAGCCCTTATGTCGCTTGTTGCGGTATATGGCAGTTATAAAACAGCTTTGATTGCAACACTGGCAGTACAGAAGGCTGCTTCTTTTGTTGAAAACATTCGCCTTGTGGCTATGTTCCGTAAAGAATTGGGACTTGCAACAGCTGCACAGCAAGCCTTCAATATAACAGCAAATGCCAATCCTTATGTGTTACTTGCAACTGTTATTTTGTCTGCTGCCGCTGCGCTGGCTATATATTCAAAGAATTGCTCTGCTGCCGCTGACGAGGCTCAACGTGCGGCTGACCGTGAGAAAGAACAGACAGATGCAATCAATGACAAAAAAGAAGCGATTGAAAAATGTATAAGCACCATAACAGATGAGAATCTAGCGGAACTAGACAGACTAGAAGCTCTAGAAAAGCTAAAGAAATTGATGCCGTCAGTATTTGAGAAATACAAGACCGAAAAGGAACTTATCGACAAACTGACGGAGGCACGCCGAGAATATAACGAGGAACTTCGTGAGGAACGTAATCTTAAAGGCGAAGGTAATTTGAAGGCAGACCAACAACGAGTGGCTGACTTAAAAAAATACCTCGAACTACGCAAAGAATATTATAAGACGGGTCGCTTGAATATGTCAGATTCTGATTATAATCTCTATCAGAGCCTTAACAAGAAATATAATAAAGAAGTGAGGAACGTGCGTGGCACGTTTCAGACATTCAACTCCGCTATAGAATCGTTGATTAAAGCTTCAGAGGGTACGGTGTGGAAAGATGTGCAGCAAGTGCGAACAGATAACCATAACAAGTTTATGGCAAAGTTGAATAGTATGAACGCAGAGACCGCTCAAAAGACTATCAACTTCTACAAAAATTGTATCTCCTCTGCAAACAAGCAAGGAAAGAAACTTGTACAACTTCCAGGGGAGAGTGTTGCAACTAGTGTTGACGAATTGCAAAATCGCATCAAATCGGCCACTGCTCGTATGAAAAGCATACACGAGAATGCCTCTAAAGACTTCATGAAAGATGCAAAAACCGCATGGACTAATGCACAGAAAGAAGTAAATAAAGTCATAAAGAATCGCAACAATCGTTCCCTTTATCCTGATGAAGCGTCCTATCTTGCAGCATTACGCAAGGCACGCGATGAAGAAAAGAAGGCAAAGGCAAACTATGAGGCTGCAGGTGGTGACACATCAAAGAAAACAAAAAAGACAAAGAACACTGGTCTTACACCTCAGGAGAAAGCTAATATAAAGGCTGCAGAGCAAGAAGAGAAAGGGCGTCAGGTAGAAGCGGCACAACGTAAACAAGAAGCGTCAGAAAAGCAAACCGCATTTGATTTGAAACAAGCGGAGATTGACGGCTTGCAAGAGGGTTTTGACAAGGAACTTGAAACGATAAATCTCAATTACGATAAACTTGTCGAAGCGAACCGTTTGCGCCAGCAAGAATGGGTAGATGAACTTCAGAATATATCAGACCTCTCATTTGAACAGGCTCATCCTGACTGGAAGAAGCAAGGGTTGAAGCGTCCAACTGTTACTATGGATGATTTGAGTGCTGACCAAAAAAACTATCTGAAACAATATACTGAAGCCGCAAACGCATACAAGCAAAATTCCGAAGCAAAGCTCTATCAGAATTTGCTCGCCAAGTACCAAGACTACGAGGAGCAGCGCAAGAGCATCAGCGAGAAGTTTGCTAAGGATCGTGCTCAGATAGAGAAGGCTGTGGACTCAGACGGTCGTCCTATAGGGGAGGATGTGAAGGAGCGTGCGTTGGCAGAGCTGGCGAAGCAGGAGCGTGCTGCGCTGAAGTCTGTGGACGAGGCTCAGCTGACGGAGCTTGGCAAGGAGAACAAGGTGCTTGTGGACTTGTTTGCTGACACTTCGGAGAAGAGTGTGGCAGAGGTGCAGAAGATAATAGACCGTATAAAGGTGCTGATGGACTATCTGCGTGGGACGAAGGACGCTGAGGGCACGGCTGTGATAAAGGACGGGAACGGAAGGACGGAGCGGAGGATCACGCAGAAGGATATGGCCGGGCTTGGTTTTTCGCCGGCTGAGCTGAAGGCCCTGGAGAAGAGTCCTGAGAAGCTGAAGGCTCTGACGGAGCAGTATGAGAAGCTGAAGAAGGAGGTGCTCGGTAAGAATCCGTTCAGGGCTCTGGCTGATGCGGTTGGTGAGCTGTTCAAGCACGGCGAGGATGGTGAGGAGAAGGGCCTTGAGGCCAAGCTGAAGCGCCTTGGTGAGTCTGCTGCGGCTTCTGCTGAGATGGTGGGCGACCTGGCCGGGAGGTTGAGCGAGATGTTTGCGGCGGCGGGTAACGATGGCATGGCTGAGGCGATGGATGCTGTGCAGGGTGTGATGACGAGTGTGAGCAACATAGGCCGTGGCTTTGCTGAGGGCGGCGTCGTTGGCGGCGTGGCTGCTGCCGCGGGCGAGGCTATCGGCTGGGTGACGAAGGCTTTTCAGGCGAGTGCGCGTCATAAGGCTGCTTTGGAGAAGATCATGGAGGAGGTGACGGCTCAGCAGCGTGAGTATAACCTGCTGCTGATGGAGCAGAACCTGGAGCTGGAGAAGGCTCAAACGATATTCGGCACGGACACTTACGGAAAGGCTGCGAACGCTGTGAGGGTGATGAAGGATGCCTACGCCGGTCTGAAGGCGGAGATTGCGGGCACGGCTGAGCAGCAGAAGAAGTTCGGATACCTTGATACTGGGAATGCCTTCTGGAACAAGATTGTGAACAAGGGCTACTCGGAGCTGAAGGATGCCTACTCGGGACTGGCTGACATTGAGATAAAGACGGGCCATAAGAAGACGGGTCTGTTCGGCTGGGGCAAGGGCAAGGATACGTACAGCAGTATACTGGACGTTTATCCTGAGCTGATAGACAGTGCGGGGAACTTTAACCGCGAGCTGGCTGAGAGCATCATGAACAGCCGTGAGTTTGCGAAGAATGACAAGGAGGCCCTGCAGTATATCATAGACCTATATGACCAGGCTGAGGAGGCTTGGAAGTCTGTGAAGGACTACTTTGAGGGTGTGTTCGGCGACCTTGGTCAGACGCTGACGGACGCTCTGGTGGATGCCTTCAAGAACGGTACTGATGCGGGGAAGGCTTTTGCGGACTCGCTGACGGGTATGCTGGAGAAGCTGGCGGAGCAGATGATATATACGGTGACTATAGCCCCACTGCTGGAGAAGGCTCAGGAGGAGATGCTGGACGTGATGAGGCGCGAGGACCTGACAGACGAGGAGAAGTTTGGCAACTATGTGCGGATTCTGGACGACATGACGGACAATGCTCTGAGCCAGCAGGGAACCTTCAACGCGCTGCTGGAGAAGTATCGTCAGATGGCGAAGGAGAAGGGGTTGGACTTGTGGCAGGGGGACAGCACGACGCAGACGGGAAAGAGCGGTGCATACACGACGGCCTCGCAGGAGAGCATAACGAAGCTGGAGGGTCTGTACACGGCAATGCTGGTGCACGAGACGAACATAGACACGAACGTGGAGAATGTGGCGGGGAGCATGCAGACGGCTCTGGGGCACCTGAAACGTATAGATACGAACACGGGCGAGTGCAGCGAGACGCTGAAACTGATGCGCAAGGACATGCGTGACATGAAGGACGACCTGACTACGCTGCGTAGGGACGGCATTAAAACAAGGTAAGAAAAAAGGAGGAAAGAGCATGGAGATAACGAAAGGTCTGCTGTACATAAACGACAAGGACGCAGCCCAGGAATGGGGCGTGTTCCTGACGGAGAAGAAGGAGGGTGAATGGACTAACTATGAGGCTCTGCTGAAGCCGAGCACGACGAAGGAGCTGACGGTGGTGGACAACCCTGACGCTGACGGAGAGGAGCTGCCGGAAGAAATAGAGCTGCACCTTCAGGCGCGTGACGTGGAGCTGTACTTCTGCCTATGGGCTGAGTCGGCGCAGGCGTACTTCGTGAACTACGGCAGGTTCTTCACGATGCTGCGGACGGGCAAGGCGGGATGGCTGGAGGTGAGGCTGCCGGAGATAGACCGCACGTTCAGACTGCGGTATCTGGGGGCAACGGAGACGGAGCAACTGACCCCGATAGGCGAAGGCGGCGTGTGCAGCAGGATGCGGCTGAAATTCAGGGAGCCGAAGCCTCTGTACTGAAACGGCGTTTGCAAGGTATTCAAACAACGATAAAACAACGATAAAAAGGACATCAAAGGAC